ACTATTGTCTGTTAATTTATAATAAACTTTTCTCATTTTACAAAAATCATATATTGACTAGTTCCACCATATAATAACCCATTAGAAGTAAAACTATTAAAATCATACACTCCATTAGTAGTTGTTGCACCGCCACACCAAGGACCGGCATAATAGAAATCAGCACCACAATATGTTGTAGTCATTTGATTAGGAACTCCTCCATATCCAGCAAAACCACAACAGTCTCTCATATAGTACAAGTTATTATTAGTACCATTTGTAGTATATCCTACTGCTTGTTGCATTCCTGGAAAGCTAGCATTTCCATAAACTGAAGTATTACTTTTTAATGTGCTGTTAGTATATCCTTGTTGGGTATCTGAATTAAAAAATGTGTTATATTCTATTCCTGAAACTTTATAGATAAAAGGGCCCCAAGTATTATCATAATTTGTTCTTTGGTTTCCAAAAATAAATGAAGTAAAAGTAGAATTTCCATTCCAAACATTATACCAACCTGCTTGATAAGATTGATTAAAATTTTCAACTCCACCAATAGTATTTCCTGTCCATCCCCAACTTGATCCACTATAATTAATAGTAGTAGGATGACTTCTTGTTACTAACATCCATCCACCACCATCTGTAGTCATATCACAATATACTTTATGAAAGGTAGAACCATCTCCAGAAGGACAAACATTATAATATCCATCTCCTCCATATAAAGCAGGGTAAGTTGTAATTAAATCTTTAGCCGTTTTAGCAGATTGAATAACAGGAGCATTATCTTTCCATAAAGTATAAGTACTAGTATTTAATACCCAACTTAAAGCACTTGAAAATGTTGTAAATCTTGTTTGCCCTATTCTATCAGGAAGACCATTTACTATAGTTAAAAAAGCATTGTCTGTTAAATCTGTTGTTTTCCAAAAAGCTGGTTTTGCTGTTCCTTGAGATGAATATCCTAAAGTATAAGAATCATTTCCTAACACATAACATGATGTAGAATCTACTGAATTATTCCATGTTAAACCTCCGTAACCTGTTCCATAATTTGAACCAGTCATTCCTACTGCTAGGGTTCTTACTTTAAAAGATCCACTTGGTGCAGTAGTTGTATAAGTTGTTGGGTTAGGCATATATTATAAATATGACTAATCTTCAGCCATAATGCCTGTAATAAATTTTTGATTACGTTTTAATCCATTTTCAGCATCTAATCCATATCCAATCAACCAATGTTCATTGGTTAATTCAAATCCATAAACTAAATTAGAATGTTTTGAATAATGTTTTTTAAATAATGTTACTGGGGTGATTGATTTAGGATTATTATATTGTAAATGTTTAATTAAACGATTCATAGTATTACCTGAATCATAAATGTCATCAATAAGATACACATCTTTATCTTTAATATCAACCGTAATTGATTTTAAAATTCGTATCTCACCCTGCTTAACTCCATCGTAAGATTTCGCACTAACAAAGTCTATTTCGCAGTCACCTACTTGTTTGACCAAGTCCGTGAAAAACATAAAGGCGCCGTTTAAAACGCATATAAACACGGGAGGATTTTCGTGTTGTCTTTTTTTAAGGTTGTAGGCAATTTCACCTACTTTGTTTTTAATTTCTTGTTCTGTAAATAATATCATAAAACTAATTTTCTAAAAACTTCTTTAATTTCTTCAACACCTTCAAACTTGTGTTTTCCAGTTTTATCTTCAATAATTAAAGTAGGTACCCACATTACATCATATGCTTCAGTAATCAATTCTTCTTCATATGTGTTTACCATTTTAACACCTAAGTGTTTATTAAATTCATTTACTAATGGTTTTAATTCAGTACATTTACCACATTCGTCTGTGTAAAAAAAGGTTATATTCATTATAATAAATATTAAAGTTTGGATTCGGGAAATTTAAATGTACGTTTTACTTGTTCGGAAACAGGGATTGGTACTCCTTCCTCATCTACCCTTACAAAAGTCATATTTGTAGCTAATAAAACAACTTCATCACCTCTAAATACATTATATCCTCTTGCCTCAATATTAAAAGTAGCTGATGTGTTTCCTACTTTTACCATTTCAGCATATATTTTAACAAGTTGTTTCTCTTTAGCGGGTTTTAAAAATACACACTTATCCATAGCAATAGTAATCATGTTTTGACTTCTACATTTTTCCATTGCATAAGCAGCTACCGCAGCATCTATCCAGCTAAGTAATTTACCACCGAATAGATTGCCGTGGAAACCTAAATCTGATTTTTTAACTGGATGCGTGGATAGTAAATCCATTAAACTGCTCTCTTAGTATCGTAAGCAATAATATGATCTCTACCTGTCCAATTATAACCCATTTCCATACATTTTTCAATTGAAATAGGATACATTTCAATTAGTGTTTCACGAGTATCACCAGCAGGCATCAACCAAGTTTTCCATTTAGGAATATTCATTTTAACTCTAAATTCCTCAATTTCATTCAGGTTTTCTTCAGTACCATCCCACACAGGTTTAAAATGATAATCACCATGATATTGCATCATAAGTTCCATTGCTTCATAATTTAAACGGAATTTATTATGTTGATCAATCATTTTTTGATCAACCAATTTCCCCATTGGCGTATTGACATCAAGCTTAGGGACAGAGTTACTAAACTTAGGGCTAAGAGATATAAGCCCAATTTGATGATCGGTTTTAATAAAATGGCTACCTTCTGTTTCAATGGTTATAAATATACCACGTTCATAAGCAAAATAAGTTAATTCATTAACTAAATCAGGTTGCATAGTAGGTGAACCACCAGTTAACATCATTTCTCTAATGTGAGGATTCTCATCATAAATTTTAATAATGTCATTAAATGTATAAATACCTTTTTCAGGATGAATACTCGTGTACCAAGAGTCACACCAACCACCAGCACCAAACCAACATCTGTGAGTACAACCTGTTGTTCTAATTGCTACTGTTGGACGACCTTGTCTTGAACCTTCTGACTGTACACAAGTATAAACTTCTAGTACAGGTAATTTTTTATCGTAATCTAAAATACGACCTGGTTCTTGAATATTCCAATTTTTTTCTGTTACTTTAGTATGGTCCATAATTATCCTTTATAAAATGCTGTATTTTTTTCATGTTCACGAAATTCAACTTGAACTACTTTAACACGTCCATTAGTTTCTTTTTGAATAAAATTATTTAATTTATTATAAAAATATTCAGCAAAACGTTCTGCTCCAGTAGCTGGTATAATGCGTAATTGTATAATACCATCTTCCCACATTTTTTTAAATTGTTCTAAATAAGGATCATCTTGTGATATAATTGTAGTATGATCAAGCATATAATCCATCCATGCTTTGGGATTCATACCATCAATAGTACCTTTAGCACGTTTCATACCTCCAAAATCCCAAACCCAGTTACGTTCATCAAGTTCACCTTCAAACCATACTTTTAAACTTACTCCATAACCATGAAGAAACTGACAATGAGTTCCATCAGCTTTCCATTGACGGAATACTGTTGAGTAACCATCAAATACTTTTGTTGATCTAAAACTACCCATTAATAAATTGTATTACTTGTTCAAAAGATCTAACACCTACAAATCTACGAAGTTCTTGACCATTTTCAGCTAATACTACAGTAGGAACACTCATAACATTAGCAGCTCTAGCTCTATCTGTTTCGTAATCGATGTTAATTTTTTCAACAGGGAAATTTTTTGATACTTGATCCATAATAGGACCAAATGCTTGACATGGTTCACACCAAGGGGCGGTAAAATAAAATATTTTTCTCATACTAATTCTTCGTAAATTCCAATAAGTTCACTTAATGTAAGAACAGAGGCTGCAAGTACCAAACTAAAGGGAATAAGAATGTAACCTACAATTCTTATACCTGATTTGATAAAGCTAATCTGTTGATGTTTTTTACGGACTTGGTGAAGCAAGTAGGTAAATGCGAAATAGACTTTATAAGCGCGAAATCTTACGATGGAGTTAAGCAGGGTGAGATAAGAATTTTAAAATCAATAACAGTTGATATTGAAGGAAAAGATGTATACTTAGTAGATGACATTTATGATTCAGGTAATACTATGAATCGTTTAATTAAACATCTTCAATATTTAAACCCTAAATCAATTACTCCCGTAACATTGTTCAAAAAACACTATTCAAATACAGAAAACCTAGTTTATGGTTTTGAGTTACAAAATGAACATTGGTTAATAGGATATGGTTTAGATGCAAGTGATGGAACTCAAAGAAACCTTCCACATATACTTGGTTTTATGCCCGAAGATTAATATATTACAATATAAGTTATGGAAAAAAATAAAACATTTACACTCGATTTAGAGTGTGTAAAACAAGGTTATGCCAATGGTATTGCTCCTGGTTTCCCATTTACTGAGAAAGAAAAATGGGACATGGTAGAAAATGCAACCGAAGCGTATGGTAAATTTTTAGATGCTTTAGGATGTGATTGGAGAAACGATCCCAATAGTTCAGATACTCCTCGTCGTGTAGCTAAAGCTTATGTATTTGATTTGTGGAAAGGTCGTTATGAACCAATGAGTGAAATTACCTCATTTCCAAGTGATGGATATCAAGGAATTGTATTAGAAAAAGATATTCCTTTAATTAGTCAATGCTCACACCACCACCAAACAATTATGGGAGTAGTTCACATTGCTTACATCCCCGGTCCTGAAGGTAATGTGGTAGGTTTAAGTAAATTAAACCGCATTGTTGATCATTTTGGACGTAGAGGTGCTATTCAAGAACAACTTACTATGGCTATTCACAATGCTATTGACAAAATTTGTGAAGGAAATGTTGGGGTAATGGTTATGGTTAAAGCAACACACAATTGCGTCTCATGTCGCGGTGTAAAACACCAGGGTGCTTCTATGATGACAAGTGAAGTAAGTGGAGTTTTTGCTGATCATACTAAAACAGCTAAAATGGAAGTTTTAGAGATGATTAAAATGGGTTAATTTTTAGTTTCTATGTGCATATGTATAGACACATAGAACATAAACATGGCTAGAAAAAAATCATCAGAAAAAATTTGTATTACTTTTTTTAAAAAAATACAATCAAACGCTATCAAAAGAGGTTTAAGTTTTGATTTAGATATAGATTACTTATGGGATTTATTTTTAAAACAAAACAAAAAATGTGCTTTAACAAAGGTAGATATTAATATTGTAAACGCTACAATATCTTATAATTACCATTTAAACACAGCCTCTTTAGATAGAATTGATAGTTCCAAAGGATATGAAAAAGATAATATTAGGTGGGTCCATAAAGCTATTAATCACATAAAATCAGATATTGATGATAATGATTTAATATACTTATGTCATTTAATAACTAAAACTAATCCTACCTATACAGAAGTAAACATAGATAAAATAGGTATAGCTAAAAAAAGATCAACATCCCTCAATACAATCCAAAGAATGAAAAATGCTAACCCCCATAAAAAATCAGTTATCCAATGTGATTTATCTGGTATTCCTATTAAAGAATGGGATAGCATAAATGAAGCTAGAGATTATCTAGGTTATAAATCAGAAATGGGTATAATAGGAACATGTAAAGGAAGACAAAAATCATCAGGTGGTTTTATTTGGAAATATAAAGAAATTTAAAAACAGATTTGGCTTTTTGAAATAATGTTCGTATATTTACGGTATAGAAATAAAAAGTTATGACAAACAATAAACAACAAACGGCAATGAAACTATACACCGAAGAACAAGTGTTACAAATAATCGGTAATCTAAATAGAGAGTATTTTGTAACTCCTGAAGAATTATTAGAAGAAATGAAGTATACATCTATTGAACTACCAAGTGATGAGGAGATTAAAAAAATGATGGAGTTGGATGGTATGGAGTTTGATGAATTTGACCCTTATGATGTATCATATTTAGGTGGTGCATGTTGGATGCGTAACAAAATACAAGGAGGTGAGCAATGACAAACAATAAAAAAATAATATGAACAAGAAATTTTCAGAATGGTACGGACAATTAAAAACAAAATCTAAGCAATGACAAACAATAAACACACAAATAAATAAATATATGTACACACTAAGAACATGGAGAAGTAACTCCGAAGAAACAAATCAATGGATTGGCGACTATTTTAGAATCGTCATGAGAGAAAACAATGAAGAAAACTTTATTGCTGAATGGAATTTTCACACCAAAACAAAGAATGAACACATGCTCAATCCTGAAGTTATCGGTATGATTTATTCAGAACAAGTAGAAATGCCACTTGAATCAAATACTCACTATTACATTATGACTGAGAGTGGTAAAACATTTAAGCACATTTATGTAACACAGACCAAAGAAGAATGGGATGAATACAAAAAAAACTAAAACAATGACAAACAATAAACAACAAACGGCAGTGGATGTTGCAGAATTAGCGATGAAACTTTATCCATTCAGTAATTCAGAAAGAAATGCTTTTATTACTGGGTATAACAAAGCCAAAGAAATGGAGAAGGAAAGAATGATTCAATTTTGCATTGATTGGTTTATTTCAAGAGAAATGAATATCAGGGAATACTACGAACAAACCTACGGAGAAGACGATAGCTTGAAAATTAACAATGGAGGACATCAAATCTAATGAAGCTAGGTGGCATTGTTGAAATATTAATTCGTATTATTACATTTGGACAAGGCCACCGAATTGCTTTATTCATAGCTAAAAAAATGGGTTATGATGATTGTGGATGTAAAGCAAGAAAAGACAAGCTAGACTTGTTTTGGGACAAAATACTAAATAAATTAAAGAAATAATGTTATTAAATTCAAATCAAATTTCAAATTATGTCATCGAATCTGAGTTTTCAAAACGAGCTCAAATTGGTATTGACTTGTCTGTTCAAAAAATTGAATGGATCACAGCGGGTTCAGTAGTCTATAAAGACAAAACACATATTGACCCTGCTTTTTATCATGAACAACCATTAGTTAAAATTGATGGTAAGGATTGTTGGAGACTATCAAAAGGTGTTTACTCAGTAACATTTAATGAAGGTATTAAAGTACCTGATGATTGTGCTGCTAAGATTACTCACCGTTCATCTTTGTACCGTACAGGAACAGAAATTGAATCACCATGGTGGGATCCAGGCTTTCATTGCGAGGTTATGAACACCACAATGATTGTTAATAATTCAATCATTATTGAAAAAGATGCTAGAATTGCTCAAATTGCCTTTTGGAGAGTAGAAGAAGTAGGTGAACAGTATGATGGTCAATGGCAAGGTTTAAACACAGCATATAAAAAATAATGTATCAAGCTTTATACTTTGATAAAGACGAAAAACAATATTACCTAAGGGATGACAGATGGACTGGGTTCAAAACAGTTAAATATTGGCCTACCTTATACCAATCTGATCCTGATGGTGAATTTGAAACATTAGAAGGTACTAAAGTAACTCCAATCAAAAAGATGGATGATTGGAAAGATCCTAAGTACTATGAAAAAGATGTTGATAAATTAACTCGTTTTTTAGTAGACCATTATTATGAAACAGACGACACTCCTAAATCTCATAATATTGTTTATTTAGATATTGAGTGTGTTGTTGCTGGAGCCTTAACTGAGGAAAATATTAAAGATCCTAAAGGTGAAATAACAGCTGTTGCTTTATATGACCATAACTCTAAAAAATACTATTGTTTAATTCTAGACAAAGATAAAGCACTTCAAGACATCAAAGAAGAAAATAAAGAGATTATACCTTATGCTACTGAAAAAGAACTATTAAGTGGATTTTTAGATAAATGGTATGAGCTTGATCCCACTATTATCACAGGTTGGAATAGTGGGTTCTTTGATATTCCTTATTTGTATTATCGTATTAAAAAAGTATTAGGTGAAACATTAGCTGCTACTTTATCTCCTATTAATAAAATTAAATTCACTCCTCAATTTGCAGACCAACCAGTTAATTTAGGAGGTATTAATCATCTTGACTATATGCTTTTATTTAAAAAGTATATTATGAAACAAGAACCATCTTATCGTTTAGGAGACATAGGTAAAAAATATGCTAAGTTAGAAAAGATAGAATATCAAGGTTCACTTGATAAATTGTTTAAAGAAGATCCTCATAAATTTATTGATTATAACTTACGAGATGTAGAGATCATTGTTGAACTTGAGAACAGAATGAAGTTTATTGAGTTAACAGTTACAATTGGTCACCTATGTCATACTGAGTATGAGGCTATTTATTATTCAACTATGTTGAATGAAGGAGCTATTTTAACTTACTTAAAACGTAAAGGAATAGTTTCACCTAATAAACCTACAACTTACAATCCAGCATTAAGAACATTAGAAGAAGAATATGCTGGTGGTTATCTAAAAGATCCTACACCTGGTTTATATGAATGGATTATTGATTTGGACTTTACTTCACTGTATCCTTCTATTATTCGTTCTCTTAATATGGGTATTGAAACATTAGTAGGTAGAATTGTAAATAAAGATAAATACGATAATCAATGGTCACTTAAAGAACTCAAATCAATGAGTCCAGATAAAATCATCTATATTGAAAAAGTTAGAAAAGATAGAACATTAGCTCGCTCTGAAATAACTGTAGGTGAGATTATTGATGTTATTGAAAAAAATAATTTAATTGTATCTGCTCCTGGTGTATTGTTTAGAAAAGATAAATCAAGTGTAGTTTGTGAAATCTTAGCTGACTGGTTTGCTAAACGACAAGAGTATAAGAAGTTGATGAAAAAAGCATATAAGGTAGATAATGATCCTGTTATGGGTGCCTTTTATGACCGACGTCAACATGCTTATAAAATTAAATTGAATGACGTTTATGGTGTGTTTGCTCAAAATGGTTGGAGATACACAGACGGAAATAAATTCATTAGTAAAGCCATTACTTTATCAGGTCAAAGACTATTACAAGAAAGTATTAGGAATATGAATGAATACCTAAATAAAGAATTAGGTAATAAAACTCCTAAAGATTATATTGTTACTAGTGATACTGACTCACTATTTATTCAATGTAAAGATTTATTAATAGCCAGACATCCAGATATTGACTTTAATGATAGAGAAGATGTTATTAACAAAATATTGGTTATAGCTAATGAATTGCAAAAAATGGCTAATGAATTTATTGGTGACTTTGCTAAAACAGCTTTTAATTTAGGAGATAAAGCAACTCACTATTTTGAGCTAAAACAAGAAGTTGTACTTGATAGAGGTTATTTTGCAGGTAAGAGGAGATACGCCCAACATATTGTTAACAAGGAAGGCGTACCTGTAGATGAATTGGATGTTAAAGGTTTGGATCTAATGAAATCTAACTTTCCACCATTGTTTAGAAAGTTTGGTGAAAACATTATTAATGAAATTATGTTTGGTAAACCTAAAGCAGACATTGATAAACAAGTATTAGATTTTAGAACTGAGTTAAGAACTATTGATTGGAGGAAAATTCTTAAACCTACTGGTTTAAAGAAAATGAGTGAATATTTAGCTTCTCCTCCACGTGCTGGTGAGGTGTTTTCTAAATTAGGATCAAAATGTCCTATCAATACTAAAGCAGCTATTTACTATAATGATATTTTAAGATTTAAAAACTTAGATAAAAAATATCCTACTTTCCAGATAGGAGATAAAATGTTTATTGCTTATTTAAAAGCTAATCCTTATAGAATTGATGTTATTGGATTTAATGGTTATAATGATCCTCCAGAACTAATGGAATTTATAGAAAAATATATTGATAGAGATGGTTTGTTTGATTCAGTTTTGAAAAACAAATTAGAGTCATTATATTCAGATTTAGGATGGGGTGCTCTTATTCTTAATACAAACGTTAGTAAATTTTTTAAATATTAAATATATATAATAAACAAGTTATGATTAATAAAGCGGATTTAGTGTCTATTATTTCCAAGTACTATTTGAACGGAATGAATGAAGCTGTCAAATGGGAAATTAAAGACAAAAAACTTACAGTCAGATTTACAACATCTAATGAAACGATGCTTGGTACTGTGACTTATGAAGGAGTTGATTTAGAAGATTCAGATATTGGTATTAGTAATACATCTCAATTAAACAAACTGATTGGTATTACAAATGGTTATTTAAAATTAGAGTATCAAAAACAACATAAATTAATAACTAAACTCATTATTTCAGATAATCAGTTCACAACAAATTATGCTTTAGCTGATTTGATGATTATACCTAAACCTATGACTTATGCTGGTGATGGGATTTATAATATTACTGCTGATTTAGATAATGAAAGTATTAACGCTATTGTTAAAGCTAAATCTGCTTTAGCTGAAAGTGATACTGTTGTATTTAAACCATTCACTAACGATGATGGTGATTTACAATTAGAAATGCAGTTTGGAGGTAATATTGAGCATTTAAATAAAGTATCTTTTTATTTATCTGATATTCAAACTAATAGCTTACCTAATAACTTCCAAGCTCATTATTTTTCAGATGTGGTTAAGGAAATTATGTACTGTAATAAGGATGTAGCAGGTGGTAAAATGAGTATTAATCTTGAAGGGGTTATGAAATTAGAATTTGACAGTGGGAACTTAAAAAGCGAATATTATATCATCCAAAAAGAAATATAATGAGTTCTAAATTTATAACTGTTAAAGATGATCTATATCAAGTGATAAGAACTATTCCTGAACATACAGGTATTGATACTGAAAAATTTAGAATATTAACTCATTCAACTAATGTATTTAGAAAAGACGGGTGGTTTTGGTTTGTTAGGATAGTAGAAGAAGCTCAAGTTATAGAAGATAGTTTGGAAAACTAAGAAAAAAATGTTATATTAATATTATGAGTACTGAAAAAGATTACACAAACACTATTATTGATCCAGCAATGGAGCCTTATTTTATCACAATGGATAACTATTGTGTTACAGTAAATTTAAAAGTAACGCCAGACAGACGTTACACTGAATCAACTAAAGAATTTAATAAAATTATTAGTCATCACAGCTCAGTAGGTAGTGCTGTAAAAAGTATTGCTAAAGCAAAATCAAACAATCAATCATACAATTCATTAAAAGAGTATGTTGATAATTATCAAAACATTGTTAGTAAATTAATTGAAAACACTAATTATTAAAATATGAAACTAGAAGCATTATACAACGCAGTTATTGTAAAACCTATGGAGGCAGAAGAAACCTCATATGGTGGTATTATTGTTCCCGATTTGGGAAATGAAAAAAATAAACTTGGTAAAGTAGTAGCAGTAGGTGATGGTTATTATTCAGTAACAGGTCATTACATTGAAACTGTACTTAACATTGGAGACATTATTATTCTTCCTACTATGGGTTTTAGTAAACTAGAACATGAGGGTGATGAATATTGGATTGGTCCTGAAAACCAAGTATTAGGTAAATTAGTAGAAGAAACAAACGAAGAAACATATGAGTAAAATTATTGAATTTGGACCAGACGCACGTAAGAAATTATCTGCAGGTATTGATAAATTAGCTAACGCTGTAACATCAACTTTAGGTCCTAATGGACGTAATGTAGTTATTGCAAATGGAGGTATTCCTCAAAGTACAAAAGACGGTGTGACAGTAGCTAAATCTGTCACTCTAGAAGATCCAATTGAAGAACTAGGTGTACAACTAGTAAAACAAGCAGCTATTAAAACAGCAGATAATGCAGGTGATGGTACTACAACATCTACATTGTTGGCTCAAGAAATTGTAAATCAAGGTCTTAAAGAATTGAGTAATGATAGAAACGCAGTTCAATTGAAGCGTGAAATTGATACTGCAGTGAAACAAGTACTTGAAGCTGTCCGTACTGAAATTAAGCAAGATATTTCAAATGCAGATCAGCTTAAACAAATCGCTACCATTTCAGCAAACAATGATCCTGAAGTAGGTGAATTGATTGCTACAGCGATGGAAAAAGTAGGTCGTGAAGGTGTTGTATTCATTGAAGAATCTAAAAATGGGGAAACGTACCTTGAAACAGTAGAAGGTATGCAGTTTGATAGAGGTTACAAATCACCTTATTTTGTAACTGATAACAATTCAATGACAACCACCTTGCATGATGCTTTGATTTTGATTGCTGATAAACGTTTTACTACAGTTAAAGAACTATTACCTATCTTGGAAGCAGTGTCAAATCAAAATAAACCTTTAGTTTTAATAGCTGAAGATATTGATGGTGAAGCTTTAGCTACTTTGATTGTTAACAAAGCGAGAGGTATTTTGAAAGTTGTAGCTGTTAAAGCTCCTGATTTTGGAGACCGTCGTAAATTGATTCTTGAAGATATTGCTATCTTGACTGGTGGTCAAGTATTCAGTACTGAAAAAGGTATGAAACTGGATAAATTCAGTTGGGATTGGTTTGGTCAAGCACGTGTTGTTACAGTAGGTAAAGATGAAACCACTATTGTAGATGGTAAAGGTAATGAAGAAAAAATTACAGCTCGTATTGAAGAACTTCAAACTCAAATTGATAAATCAACTTCACCATATGAGAAAGAAAAACTTCAAGAACGTTTAGCTAAGTTTATTGGTGGTGTAGCAGTTGTTCATGTTGGTGGATTCACTGAATCAGAAATGCGTGAGAAAAAAGACCGTGTTGATGATGCACTTCAAGCAACTAAAGCTGCTCTTGAAGAAGGTATTGTACCTGGTGGTGGCGCTGCTTTATTACATGCTCGTGAACACATTGATAGAATTTCTGTTGGTGCTGATATTGTTTATAAAGCATGTGCTGCTCCATTTAAGAAAATTCTTTCAAATGCTGGTATTGACCAAGAGTATATTTACCATGCCATGAATGAAGTTAGAACAGCTGATTATTGGATTGGTTACAATTTGAGAACTGATGAATTTGTAAACATGAGTGAAGAAGGTATCATTGATCCTGCTAAAGTAACTCGTACAGCACTTGAAAATGCAGCTTCAGTAGCAGGTACTATTCTATTAACAGAAGCTGTTGTAGTTGACAAACCAGAGGAAAAGAAAGATGATGGTGGGTTTGGCAATATGATGGGAATGATGTAAATTTAAACTATGCGAGACGCAGTAGACTTAATAGGAAAAACAATTCTTGTTGACACCATAGAGTATAAAATTGTAAAAGTATACTTTTTACCTAGTGGTGCTAATGAAAATTTTAATTTATATTTTGGTTTAACTAAAATTAATGAAACAACAATGGTGAATTATTCCTATCACAGTCTACTGCCTTACATGAAAAAATCAATTAAGTTATGAAACAAAACGTAGAAAAAAACTTTAAAATTGCGGACAGAGTGCCTCCTGGAGATAGATGGCAAGTAATAAATGTTAAAGAAATTCAACCTTCATTAACAGATGCTTTAAATGCTTATTATGAAGTGGCTGTTGTGAAACCTCAAGCATTTAGACTTGAACCTATGAATGGAAGTTTATATATGATTACTACTGAGTATATAGAAATGCAAGAACCAGAACCTAAAAAATATTCAATATACGGAGACTATGAGTTCTAAAGAACATACTTTATGGGTTGAAAAATATCGTTCCCCAAACCTAGATTCTTATGTAGGTAATGAACAGATTAAAAATACTATTTCAAAATATCTAGGACAAAATGATATTCAAAATTTTATTTTCTATGGTCCAGCAGGTACTGGTAAAACAACTTTAGCTAAACTAATTGTTAATAATCTTGATTGTAGTTTTCTTTACATTAACGCTTCTGATGAACGTGGTATTGATACTATCAGAGACAAAGTACAAGGTTTTTCATCTGTTGCCTCATTTAAACCTCTTAAAGTAGTTATTTTAGATGAAGCTGATTTTCTTACTATACAAGCTCAAGCGTCATTAAGAAACATAATTGAAACATTTGCTCGTACTACTCGTTTTATTTTAACTTGTAATTATATTGAGCGAATTATTGATCCTCTTCAATCACGCTGCCAGGTATTAAAAATTGTACCTCCATCTAAACAAGAGATTGCTTACCATATTATAGACATTCTTAAAAATGAAAATGTTGGTATGGGAGCTGATGATTTAAAATTAGTAGTTAATCAATATTATCCTGACATTCGTAAAATGCTTAATACACTACAAATGGGTGTAGCAGGTGATGAAATTCTAATTGATAAAAATATATTAGTATCTAGTAACTACAAAACAAAAGTATTAGCAGAACTAATTAAACCAAATACTAAATCATTTAACAATATCAGACAAATTGTAGCTGATTCTGGTGTTAGTGATTATGAAGATTTATTTAGATACTTATATGACAATGTAGAAAAATATGCTCCATTAAGTGTAGGTGAAGTGATAATTTATATTGAGGAATATCAACACCATGCTAATTTTAGAATTGATAAAGAAATTAACATTATGGCTTTGATATCTAGAATTTTATCATTAATTTCAAGTAAACGAGTTATATGAAAAAATTCATATACTTTCTAGTAATTTGGATTGCTAGTAATCTATCTATTCCTTTTTGGATGGTAGGTCATGTCCATCTAACTATGAATGTGTATGATGACATTAAAGAAATTATAGCTTCATTTGGAATGAATGCTTTAGTAGCAACTGGATTTTATTTAGAATGGCGTAAACATAAAAAAGAAATAGAAAATGAATAATCAAAAACCAATGAATGTCAATATTGACATCAAAAACACTAGACCAATTGCCTCACCTGAAGGCAACCAAGTATTCTCAGAAGGAGTTATTTTACGTAAAGTATCTCGTTTTGTAACTGGTACCCAAGAAGATGGAGTTATTCCAATTCCATGTTTTTATGATGTAGCCACTGGTAAAGTATTAGTAGAATTGCTTCCTAAAGAATTGAGAGCAGAATTCGAAGATGACAATATTTGATTGGCTAAAAGAAATCACAACTAATAAAACACCTTGGTCATCATTTACTGAAGGCCAGCAAGAATCGTTTAATTCTTACATGGTTCATCGCTTTGTTAGTATGTATGAAGGGTATACAGAGGTTGCTAATTATGGCCAAAGGATACCATATCCTGAAAAAGAAAAAACCTACAAATACTACTGCCATATGTTACCTAAAAAGAATGTTTTCCTTAAGTACGTGAAAAGTTCACGTAAAAAAACAAACGAATCTATATTACAATACATTGCTAACCATTATACAATATCACTTGGGGAGGCAGAAGATTATGTTTATATACTTAAAAAAGAAGGTGTAGAACATATTCTTGAAAAAGCAGGTGTTAATGAAAAAGAAATTAAAAAGTTATTAAAAGAAATACAATGACAAAAAACAGCGATTTAGGTCTTAGGGGAGAACATCCCCAAACAAGAACAGTTATTAAAACAGACTCAATTGTAGATTCAATTATTGATGAGCATATTTCACGAGCTGAATTTGGTAAAATTAAATACAATAATACTCTAGATAGAACAGATTTATCTGTACTAGATTATTTACAACACGCTAAAGAAGAAGCAATGGATTTAGCTCTTTATTTAGAAAAAACAATACAAATGTTAAAAGGAAAAAAATAAGTTATGGAACCACAACGCAGAAAAATTTTAGACGAAAAATATTACTATTTTAGTAATCCAAATATCTGGTCAGATATTTATGAACACTTACCTACTTTTAGAAAGTATGCTAAAGAATGTGATACTATTATTGAAATGGGAACTCGTTCAGTAGTAGGTACTTATGGGTTTTTAATGGGTCTATCAGATCCCGCTAGAGACATTTGGCAAGATCATTTATTTAATCATCGTTGGAATGAATTAGATAATATGATTATGCCAAGGCAAAAAAATGGTTTGTATTGATATTGATCATCCTAATATTTGGGGAGATAGATTATTAGAAACAGCTACTGAAGGAGCTAATCAGTGGGGTATTGAATTAGAATTTAGACAACAAAATACTCTTGAAAATGAGATTGAAGAATGTGACTTCTTGTTTTTAGATACTTGGCACTCATATGATCAGGTAAAAGGTGAATTAATTCGCCATGCTGATAAAGCTAAAAAATATATTGGTTTCCATGATACTCAGTTTTATGACTTTAAAGACATGAGTGGAACTCAAGGTATTTGGCCCGCGATTGAAGAATTTTTATATTCAAATCGTAATTGGTATGTTTATGAAAAATTCGCTAATAATCATGGGGTTACTATTTTAAAAAGAAAATATTAATGATTAGTTTTATAATACCTACAGTATACAGGTCTAAACATCTAATACAATTATTACGAAGTTTAGATACACATCCCTTAGTTAGTGAAATTCTAATTATAGAGGATTGTCCTGATCCTGGGGTATTAGATCCTAAACATGGTAATCTTTTTAATAAGGTAACAATTGTACCTTTTCAAGAAAAAAAATTTTGTAATGGAGGTTGGAATTTAGGAGTTAGTTTAATTAAAACACATTATTATGCTTTATGTAGTGATGATATCTTATTTCCAACCTCTGTTATAGATGATGTTCTTCATTTTTATAAACTTAGACCTAAATCAGGATTTATAGGAATGCATCCAACTCAATTTAATTGTAAAACCCAAACCAAACCTTCAGTTTATGGTTTTCTTGAAAGAGAAGTATGGCATGTTGATGGTGGGTGGGGTGCGTTACAATTTAATCATAAGGATAATTTATTAATTATACCTGAGGATTTAAAACATTGGTGTGGTGATACTTATAATGTTTTTTATAGTAAATACCCATGTTATAATTACTTTGGTGAAAAATTTTATACGTGTAATGATGAACATGGAACATCAACAAATAGTGAGATAATGGAAATGTGTTATAATGATCAACGTGTTTTTGAAGAAAAATATAAATTGGAAAAACCAATTTGGAAAAAATAAGTTTTGGCTAAAAAGAAAAAAATACCTGCAATTGTAAAACAAATACAAAAACATAACCTAAAAGAGATTATCTACGGAGTAGAAAAATCAATCTCTTATAGTCAAATGTCTACCTATTTGTCTTGTCCTCATAAGTGGAGTCTCCAATATAAAGACGGTTATTACACATCTGAAGCATCTATTAATATGACATTCGGGACTGCACTTCATGAGACGTTACAACATTATATAGCGGTTATATACAATATTAGTGGTGCGGAAGCTGATCGAATTGATTTAGAAGCTTATTTTGAGGAACGTTTTAGAGAAACATACTTAAAAGATTACAAATCTAATAAGAATGTTCATTTTTCTGATCCTGTTGAAATGAGAGAATTTTATGAAGACGGATTAGAAATTATTAAAACAATAAAAAAACTTAGAAGCGGATTATTTAGTAAACAAGGATGGTTTTTAGTAGGATGTGAAGTCCCTATTTTAATTACCCCTATTCCAGAATATAAAAACATTTTATATAAAGGCTATTTGGATGTTGTTTTATATCATGAACCAACTAATAGTTTTAAAATCATGGATATTAAAACATCTACTAAAGGTTGGGATGACAAAACTAAAAAAGATGAAAATAAACAATTTCAACTTATTCTTTATAAAAAATATTTTGCTAAACAATTTGGGCTTGAAGAAGATAATATTGAAATAGAGTTTTTTATTGTTAAAAGAAAAATATGGGAAGAAGCTCCATATCCTGTTTCTCGACTTCAAGAATTTAGACCTCCAAGTGGAAAAATAAAAACAAACCGAGCCACTAAAACAGTAGAAAATTTTATTCAAACTGTCTTTAACCATGATGGAACTCATAAAGTATTATCTCATGAGCCTAATCCTTCAAAATGGAATTGTCGGTATTGTCCTTTTGGAAAAGATAAAAAATTATGTCCTGTAAGTGTACTTTAACAGGATCTATGTATATTTATATATAACAAATAAATAAAAGCTATGACAAAAAAAGATATGACCCTAACCTCTGTAAAAGTACAGAGTGAGTTATTTGAGGATTTTAAAATTGCTTGTGTTAAGTATAAATTTTCTTTACAAAAGCTTGCTGACCGTACTATTCATTTATATCTTACGGACGAAGATTTTAGAAAAAAAGTTCATAACCACAACAATCTAGAAATTAAAAATTAAACAAAACATGAATAAAAGTTTTAAGTATTTGCCTCCTGACCAGAGGAAAAAGATTATGCTTATCTGTGATGACATCAGAGTTCATTCAGGTATAGCAGGTGTAGGTAGAGAAGTAGTTTTACATACTGCTCATCATTTCAATTGGGTAAACATAGGAGGAGCTATTCAGCATCCTGAACAAGGAAAAAGATTAGACCTAAGTCAATCAACTAATGAAACTATGGGTTTGACTGATTCCTCAGTTATTATGTATCCAACAGATGGTTATGGTAATCCTCATATAATTAGACAACTAATTAAAATGGAAAAACCAGATGCTATTATGTTGATTACAGATCCACGTTACTTCACTTGGTTGTTCCAAATTGAAAATGAAATCAGGAAACAAATTCCTATTACTTACCTTAACATTTGGGATGATTATCCAGCACCATTATATAATTTACCTTATTATGAAGCCTGTGATTTGTTAATGGGTATTTCAAAACAAACAGTTAATATTAATACCTTGGTTTTAGGAGATAAAGCTAAGAATAGAATTATTAAATATGTTCCTCATGGTTTGAATCATAATATTTTTAAACCTTTAGATAAAAATGATTCTAATTTAAAGGAATTTAAAAAACATTTATTTAAAGGTAAAGAATATGATTTTGCTCTTCTATTTAACTCTAGAAACATTCGTCGCAAACAAATTCCAGATACTATCTTAGCCTATAAGTATTTTATTGATACTTTATCTATTGAACAAGCTAAAAAATGTTGTTTAGTTCTTCATACTGAACGAGTAAATGAACATGGAACTGATCTAGATGCTGTTATTGAGTTAATTGCTAATGATGAAAAATATAATATCATATTTACTGATGCTAGATTTGAGTCTATCCAAATGAATATGCTATATAATAGTACAGATGCTCAAATTCTATTAACATCTAATGAAGGATGGGGATTGAGTTTAACTGAATCTATTTTAGTAGGTAATCCAATTATTGCAAATGTAACTGGAGGAATGCAAGACCAAATGAGATTTGAGGATGAAAATGGAAACTGGTTTACACCAGATGAAAATGTTCCTTCAAACCATTTAGGTACTTATAAAAAACACGGTAACTGGGCATTCCCAGTATTTCCAAGTACAAGAACATTAGTAGGTTCACCTCCAACACCTTACATTTGGGATGATATTTGTCGCCCAGAAGATGCAGCTAAACAAATTTCAGCAGTATATAATTTAACTCCTGAAGAACGTGAAGAAAGAGGTATGGCTGGTAGAGAATGGGCTATTGGAGAAGAAGCAGGATTCACAGGTGAGGCTCAAGGAAATAGAATTATTGATGCTTTTAATGAATTGTTTGAAACTTGGAAGCCAAGAGAAAAATTTGAATTTGTAAACACAACAGAAATTAAAGATAAAGTTTTAAATCATAAATTGTTATATTAATGAAACCATTATTTGTTATAAGTTGCCCTTTTGACACCTACAGTGGCTACGGTGCTCGATCAAGAGATTTAGTTAAAGCCATTATTAAATCAGATAAATACGATGTTAAGTTATTGTCTCAACAATGGGGTATCACACCCTTTGGTTTTTGTGAGGACAATAAAGAATGGAGTTTTCTATTAGAACATTCCCTCCCAGACAATCGACTTCCTAAACAACCTGATGTGTGGATGCAGATTACTGTTCCTAATGAGTTTCAAGCTGTTGGAAAGTATAATATAGGAGTAACAGCTGGTATTGAAAGTACAATTTGCCCTCCTGAATGGATTGAAGGAATTAATAGAATGGATTTAACTCTAACTTCATCTGAACACTCTAAAAAAGTATTTGTAGAGTCAAAGTTTGAAAAAAGAGATAAAAACACCAATCAACTTCAAGAAATGGTTGAATTAAAAAAACCAATTGAAGTATTATTTGAAGGAGCAGACACAGACATTTATAAAGTAATTAATACACCTTGTTCTATTGACTTTAATGTTAAAGAAGATTTTGCTTATTTATTTGTAGGTCATTGGATGGAAGGTGATTTAGGTGAAGATAGAAAAAATGTTGGTTTGTTAGTTAAAGCGTTTTTTGAAACATTTAAAAACAAAACTAAAAAACCAGCTTTAATTTTAAAAACATCTCAAGTTGGAGCCTCATATATGGATCGAGAAGCTATTCTTCATAAAATTAAAAAAATTATGAAAACAGTTAACTCAACTAATTTACCTAATGTTTATCTATTGCATGGTGAATTTAGCGATGAGGAAATGAATGAAATTTATAATCATTCTAAAGTGAAAGCAATGATTAGTTTAACTAAAGGTGAAGGTTTTGGTCGTCCATTATTGGAATTTACTTTAACTAAAAAACCTTTGATTACAACAGCTTGGTCTGGTCATATGGATTTTTTAAATTCTGAATTCACTAATTTAATTAATGGTCAATTAACTCCTGTTCATCAAAGTACTAAAAATCAATTTTTGATTCAAGACTCAAAATGGTTTTCACCTGATCCAGGACAAGTAGGCTTTTATTTAAAGGATGTATTTGAAAATTATAAAAAATATACTGATAAAGCTAAACGTCAAGCATTTAAATCTAAAAATGAATTTAGCTGGGATAAAATGAAAGAAAAATTAGAAGTTATTTTAACTAAAAATGTTCCTGAGTTCGCTCAACAAGTACAGTTAAAATTACCTCAACTTAAAAAAATAGGACTACCAAATTTAACAACACAAAATGGATAATTTAATTAATTGCGATCGATGCGGATCAGACGCCTGTTATGTAGATGAAGTAAACCAAGACATTAAAACTTATTTTTGTTATGGTTGTGGATTCCAAACTAATTCAATACTAAAAGAAGGTGAAACTTTTTATGAAGAACAAGTATCTATTTTACCTGAACTTTATAAAGACCTAATGGTTAAAGATCAAGATGGTAAAATATGGATGCCCTCATCAATAAATTTACCTCAACAAGGAATGATTTTTGCTAATGGTCCTTCTAAAGAAAATTGGGGTTGGGCAGCTGTAAAAGCTGTTCCTGTTACTGAGGATGAAAAAACAAAATACCCAATACCAGGAAAGAAAAATGAATACTATGAATGGAGAATGGATATGAGTACATTGCAAAATTTTCATGAACGTGATTTTATAGATGCTCTTTCTTATGTTGGTGTTTTACCTGAATAAATTTAAATTAAAAACAATATGAAAAAAATATGGTACGCTCCTTATAAGTTTGAATCTTATGGGGAAGAAGAAATTAAAGCTGTAGAAGAATCATTACGTTCAGGATGGTTAGGAGGTCAAGGTCCTAAATCAGTTGAATTTGAAGAAGCAATAGCTAAACGTTTTGGAAAACGATTTGGTGTATTTGTTAATTCAGGATCATCAGCTTGTTTATTAGCTATAGCTGCTTTAGACTTACCTAAAGGATGTAAAATTATTACTCCGGCTTGTACATTCTCAACTACATTAGCTCCTATTTTACAATTAGGTTATCAACCAAAATTTGTAGATGTTGGTTTAACAGATTATGTAGCTGATATTAGTCAAGTAGTAGCCGCTATTACTCCTGATGTTAAAGCAATTATGTTACCTAATCTAATTGGTAATAAACCTGATTGGAAACGTTTAAAACAAGAAATTAAATTATTAGGTAGAACAGATATTATTTTAATTGAAGACTCAGCTGATACAATTACTGAAACTTTAGAGACGGATGTTGCTACAACTAGTTTTTATGCCTCCCATGTTATTACAGCCGGTGGTGTAGGTGGTATGGTAATGTTTAATGATAAAAAACATGTCACTAAATGTCTACAATACAGAGACTGGGGCCGTTTAGGCGATGACTCAGAAATTATGGATGATCGTTTTAACCATAGTGTAGATGGTATTCCTTATGACCATAAGTTTTTATATAGTGTTTTAGGATACCATATGAAAGCTAGTGAGATGAATGCTGCTTTTGGATTAGTTCAATTGGAACGTTTTAAAAAATTCTCTCAAATTCGAAGAGATAATGTTGAACAGTATATTGAAAATCTTCAAGGTGTAGGTGACTTGATTTTACCTGATGATTCAATCCAACCTAATTGGTTAGCAATTCCTTTACAGACTAACTATCGTTATGATTTGCTTAATTTCTTAGAAGATAATAACATCCAAACTCGAGTAACATTCGCGGGTAATGTAACTCGTCATCCTGCTTATAGAGAATTCTTACAAGATTTTGAAAACGCTGATACTATTATGAAAAATGGTTTCTTGTTAGGAGCACATCATGGTATGACTATTGAGGATGTAGATTATGTTTGTGATAAAATCAAAGAATTTTTTAATAAATGAAACCTGTAATTCTAGGTAATGGATTATTAGGTGAAGAATTAGCCAAACAAACAGGGTGGGATATTTTATCCCGCTCTGTTGATGGTGTTGATTTAACAAAAATTACCACTTGGGCGCATTTACTATTACCTTATGATACTATTATTAATTGTATAGCTTATACAAATACTTACGATAATAATAAAAAAATACATTGGGATACTAACTATAAAGCAGTTGTTGATTTAATGGACTACTGTAACGCTCATAATAAAAAATTAGTCCATGTATCAACTGATTATGTTTATGCTAATTCTTTAGATAAACCAAATGAAGAAGGAATTCCAGTCCATCAATCAACATATTATGCTTATACAAAATTATTAGCTGATGGTTATATTGAACTTAAAGGTAAAAATTATTTAATTCTTAGAGGAACTCATAAACCAACTCCATTTCCTTATAAAGGAGGTTGGATAAATCATTTAGGTAATTTTGATTATGTAGATGTTATTGTTAACTTATATATTAAATTAATAGAAAAAGATGCTAAAGGTTTATATAATGTTGGAACTGAATTTAAAAGTATGCTTCGTCTAGCTAAAAAAACTAACCCAAATGTTTCTCCTATATACAATGAAGATATTAAAGTACCTTTAGATGTAAGTATGGATATTTCAAAATTAAATAAGTTTTTAAATGATCAGTATAGCAATAACAGTATGTAATGAACACCAGGAGTTAGAAAATTTACTTGACTATCTCCAAGAACGAGCACTATCTCCATCGTATGAAGTAGTAGTACAAATTGATCAAGATAACTATACTAAAGAAGTATTAAGTGTTATTCTTGATAGAGGAATTAAACATTGGTTCCATCCTTTAAATAAGGATTTTGCTTCATATAAAAACAAGCTTAAAGAACAATGTTTAGGAGAATTTATATTTCAGATTGATGCTGATGAATTAATAGCTCCTGAAATGCTACACATGCTTCCTCAAATTCTTAAAGCGAATCCTGAGGTTGATTTGTATTATGTTCCTAGAATTAATACTGTAGAAGGCATTACCCCAGAGCATATTCAAAAATGGGGATGGAGATATGAAAATAATAGAGTAAATTGGCCTGATTATCAAACTCGAATTTATAGAAATGTTCCTGAAATTAAATGGAGGAATGCAGTTCATGAGGTAATTGAAGGACATAGACAATTTACAGTTTTGCCAGCAGTAGATGAATTAGCTTTAATCCATCCAAAAACAATTGAACGACAAGAAAAACAAAATAATTTTTATAATACAATATGAATGTAGTTCCTATAGCTAGGTTATGGCATAAAAAAGGCAAATTAGAGTATCATACAATGATACAATTGCTAAAATATTTTCCTGATTTAGAGTTTGAATACCACATTGTCTTAGATCAGTTTGATTATAAAGATGAATGGTCAGAAAAAATAGATAAGTTGCCTGTTAAGTCATTTTGGTACTCTAAAGAAGACATGCATGATTATTTAAAGAACAGTGGTTATGGAAATGATGATTTAATTTCTCAAATACCTAACTTTGTTCATTTTTATCATATATTAATTAATCATTATATTAGAAGAGTTTATAGTTATGATTATAGTTTAATGATTGAATATGATGTTATTTTTAATCATGAATCTTTAGATCAATTAAAAAACTGTTTAGAACATAAAATACCTTTTGGTATAATAGAACCAGCTAATCTAGGTTGTGATAAAGCTTTAGCTAAACAATTATCTGAATTATTTCAAGAAAATATAGTTAAATACTCTGAAATTGGAATTAATGCTGGTTTTAAAGGCTTAAACTTAAGAGTATTTGATGAGTTCTTAAACCCATCAACATTTAATCTACTTTTAAACATTTTTGATTTCTCAGGAATATATAATGAAGATGGTAGTGAAAAAACAGGGTGGACTAGAACTATTATTGATACTCAAGAACAATCATTTCATTCATTAATGAATGCTTTAAGCCCTAATTATGAATTGTTAGACCCTCAAAATTACTATGTTTTTCCCTATTGGGTTGATATGGATTATTTAATGAAATCAAAAGTAATTCATTTTATAGGACATGAAAAGCCTCAAGCAATGATGGATATTATTGACACTAAATTAAAAGAATGGAATAATGATTAAAATAAAAATTTATGAAAATAATTTATAGAATCTCAGATACTGGTTATAATAAAGTAAAACCAGATTACATAAACAATGAAAATTGTTTAAAGAATTTTTGTAATGTATTTTTTGATTACATTTATGATATTACTGTGTTAGCGGATAATTGCAGTGATAATACTATTGATATGATTAAAAAATATATTGATCCGGTTAATATTAGAAAGGTAAATATTGGTCATGGTGCTGGTACTTTTAACTTAGCATTAGATGAAGCCTTAAGATATGATGATTTGACAACTGTATATTTTGTAGAGAATGATTATCTCCACAAACAAGGTTCTCCTGAAATTATAACAGAAGGATTTAATTTAGGAGCATCATTTGTATCGCTTTATGACCACCCAGACAAATATATGAGTCCATCTCAAGGAGGTAATCCTTATTGTGATGGTGGGGCTGAAGACACTAGAGTTTATCTTTCAGAATCAAGCCATTGGAAAATTACAAATTCAACAACAATGACTTTTGCATCTAAGGTTTCAACATTAAAAAGAATAGAATCTATTTTAAGAAAACATACCCAAAACAGTTACCCGGATGATTTTAAAATGTTTCTTGAACTAAGAGAAAATAATGAGTTATTAATTACTCCTATCCCTGGTTATGCAACCCATGGTGAAACAGCTTGGTTATCACCTTTAACTAACTGGAGTAATATTCCTGATAAGTCATTAAATGAAATTTACAAAAAGTGGTCTTATGTTGATGGTCATGGTGATAAAGGAACAGCTCATACTTATATTCCTGAATATGAAAGATTATTAAGTCCTTATAGAGATACAAAACCAAATTTTTTAGAAATAGGAATCGCGTATGGTGAGTCTTTAGAAATGTGGTATGAATATTTTAAAGGAGCAAAGATTTATGGGATTGATATTTGGGATGGAGAAATTGGTCCTTACTTAAAAGATAAAAGATTTAATATTAATATAGTAGATGCTACTAAAAAAGAAGTATTAGATTGTTTGGAAAATGTTACTTTTGATATTATTATTGATGATGGAAGTCATCGCTTTGAAGACCAAGTAGCAACTTTTAATATTCTAAAAAACAAAATGAATCCAGGCGGTATCTTTATTATTGAAGATGTTGATTGTTTAAATACAAAACGTGATGAATTTGAAAAACTTCATGACAATTGTGAAATTATAGATAATAGATCTTTAAAAGGAAGATATGATGATGTTTTAATTGTTTATAGATTTTAACCATGATAAGTTTAATTATACCAACATATAGAAATCCAGACTATTTAGACATTTGTCTTAAATCAGCTATTGAAAACCAAGTTAACCAAAATGAAATTATTGTAGCGGTTGATGGTTACATTGAAGAGAGTCAACATGTATTAGACAAATATAAACAGTATATTCAAGTTTTAGACTTAGGTGTTAACCAAGGTATGCAAATGGCTCTTAATTTAGCTGTTATGAATGCCAACAATGAATGTATTGTTATTATAAATGATGATAATGTGCTTTGTAAGGATTGGGATACTGTTATTGGGGATCAAATCAAACCTGGTTTTGTATTTACTGTTAACCAAATAGAACCTACAGGCCCAGGTATATTTAATTTTCCTGTTAAAGATTTAGGTAAAACACCTAAAGAATTTAAATATGAAGAATTTTTAGAGTATGAACAAACTATCAGAAAGAATCAATTAACATTAGATGGAGGTATTTTTCCATTTGTTATTTCTAAAAAAGATTATATGATAGTAGGAGGGTTTGATACATTGTATGATTCTCCTTTTATATGTGACTGGGATTTCTTCCTTAAATTAGATTTAAATGGAATACAATTTTATAGAATTAATCATATTCACTTTTATCATTTTGGAAGTGCAGCTACTAAAAATGGTAAAGAAGGAGATAAATTCAAACAAACAGAATCACCAGCCGCTCAAACCTTTATTTATAAGTGGGGTATTAATCCTCAACTATTTGAAAATAACAGTCATAGACCTAAAGGATATAAGGTGAAAGGAATTAACTTTTAAATAATTATTGATATGATATTTAAGTTTTATAGTAGAAATGATAAAAGCCAAGAAACAATTGGTCGTGTAGTTACAACAACTAGATTACAAGCGGCAAAAATATTTGCAGAACGTAAACAGTTACCTCTAAAAGAATTTTTAAAAGTGTTTAGTGTAACAACTATTATATGAAAAACTTTGGTAAAAATTTAAAAATTCAGACTAAGAAAAAAGGACTGAATGAAAAAGAAATATTTATAGATGTTATAAATGTTTTTGATGAATGTAATAATCGCACTGAGGAATTAGAAGAAAAATACGCTTTTGGTATTTCTAATTATGATGAAGCTTTTTATTTAATGGTTGAGAATTTACTTTACATACATTATGGTGAATGGAAAACAGACATTATACTTTGGTGGGTGTATGATAGATTTGGACCAGAAGGTGAAGTAATGGCTATTGAATTAAATGACCATGATACTAACTCTAAAGAATCAGTTGTTGTAGAAACAGCAGAACAACTTTGGAACTTTTTAAAACGAATAGATAAACTAGAAAATAAATAAGTTATGAGAAATTGTACAGGATGTGGTGAGCCAATTCATCCAAAACGTTTAGAAATTATGCCTAACACAACTCGTTGTGTTGCGTGTTCAACAGTACAGAAAAAAGGAGCAGTCACTATTATGAAAGGTAGTGGTGACCATACTTGGATAGAAACAATCCATTTAGAACATGAAGAGTATAAGGCTTATGTTGAGGCTGAAAATAAACTCCGTAAAACAGGAAACAAATTATTTGAACCAACTGATGAGCCTTCATCTGATCTACCTCATGGTTTTAGTGAGGTGAAACTGGATAAAGAATAATGCCTAAAGCAAGACCTCTTGGTAAGGAAATGATTTTAGCTGCTATGGCTAAAACAAAATCAAATAAAGCAGCTGCTCGCTATTTGAATTGTTCTTATATACATTATAAAACTTGGGCTAGAAGATATGAAGCAACAGAACCAGGTTATCCTAATTTATTTGAACAACATAAAAACCAATGTGGTAAAGGTATTCCTAAATTTTTAAGTAATGGTAACCCAAGAAAAGATTTTGCTTTATTAGATCTAATTGAAGGCAGAATAGATCCATCTTCATTTAACCCAGCTAAAATAAAATATAGACTAATTCAAGAAGGTTACTTACAAGAGGAATGTTCAGTATGTGGTTTCCATGAACGTAGAGTATTAGATTATAAAATGCCTCTTATACTAAATTTTAAAGATGGAAACAAACAGCATTATCGATTAGAAAATTTAGAGATGCTTTGCTACAACCATTATTTCCTCCAGATTGGAGACATATTTACTGATAGACAGCTTGATGGTTTAGAAGATCATGTATCCAAAAATGAGTCTAAAGTTGATTGGGAAGTAGATGATTACACTCAACAACGTTTGATGGAGTTAGGTTTATATGAGTCAAAACCAATCGATGATGGTAGTGAATTTATTTCTCGCTTATGAAAAAGAAAAGAGTACCTTTATTAAAAAAGGGTAAAAACAAAAAACATGACGCTATTGTGAATGATTTTGATTCTCAAAAACAAAAACATTTAGAAAAATTAGCTACTAAGAGTTTGGAAAATCAAGAAAAACTTAGTAGATTAAAAGAAAAAAATATTAATACAGACTTTTTAAATTTATTTTGATATGGTAGTGGAAATCACAGTTAATAATACTGAAGAATTTCAGGAGTTAGTAGATAACAAAGACTTTAGAATAGCTAAAGCAGTGGTTGATGGGATATTAAATAACATTAACTCAAAGAAAAAACACATTCATGTTTTATCTATTACTTGCCTTGAAGAAGGGGAAATATATGATATAACAGTTGAACGTAAATACTTTATTGATACATTAGAAGAGAATTTACCTTATTATATTAGAGAAGAACAATATGAGGATTGTCAACGCATTGTAAATACAATTAATGATTTGAAAAATCCAATAGTCAAACCAAAAGGTAGACCTAAAAAGTCTTAAATTTGGCTTAATAATAAACTAATATTATATTTAAAACAAAAAGTTATGAAAAATCTAATCACAGAAGAGTTTAAGGAAAAATTTAAAGCAGCATTTACTCGCTTTATGAACATTACTATTGTAGCATCAACTCTGATTGCTGGTTTTGGTTTGGGTTATTATTTCAATGAGTTAAAAATGAAACCCAAAGCTGTTAATGAAACTATCCTTAATAAGGAAGTTCGAATCGCTATTGACTCAGAAGACAAATTGATTATGATGGATCGTAAAACAGGAAGTTACACTATTTATAGTGATTCAGTTGGACGAATCATCTTTAAAATGTATGCTTCTAAAATTGCTAGTCCTGTTGTAACTAAATAAAATAAATATGTTTGCTAAATTGAAAAACTGGTATTTGATTATTATTTTAGGGATTATTGGTTTAATGTATTATAATGTTAACCAACGTCTAGATTATTTTGAAGAACGTTTAGATTTAGCTAATGGAACTATTTCACTCCAGATGTATGAGTCAATTGAACACTGGAGTGATAGTTTTAATATTCCTAAACATATTGCTTATAATGTTGCTTATTTAGAGACTCGTTATCAAGGTCCATTTCATTTTAATTACAATCCATATCAAAAATCATTTGCTGGGGCTGTTGGGCCAATGCAAATTATTACTAGATGGGCTAGGCCTTATGTTAGGCGTCGCATTAGTGAAAAAGAATTAAAAACTAATATTGATTTAAATGTTAAAATTAGTATGCAGATGCTTCGCAAATGGTATTCAATCCATCATGATTGGACTCTAGCTTGTGGGGCTTATAATAGCGGCCAACCAATCAGGAATGCCTATGCTGTTTACGCTACTACTAATAAAGACTATAAGAACAAGTGGGAAAGACTTTAAAAACAATGCTATGTATTTATCAACATGGCAGCAGCAAAATCTAAAAAAACATCTGTAAGTGCTTCATCGCTTTACAAACTAAAACCTAAAAAATCTAGAAAAGGTATCCACGCTAAAACTAAAATGAGTAAAAATAAAAATTCAAAAAATTATACAAAAATATCAGTCGGACAAGGTTAAAAACAGTTTATGAGTAAAACAAGCAATCATCAAAAATTGGCAGTTCTAAAAATTTGGTTAGAAGAACAAAAACGTAAAGGTAAAATTAAAAAACAACCTACTTGGTTGAAAGAAATATTAAATGAAGATTAATAATAGTGCTATAGAATTTTTTGATAATATTCCTGATGATTTATTAGTTGATATAGCTATGAATGACTGGGGTGCTCTTAAAAGATTATGTATAGTACTAACTTTAGATGTTCAATTAATGGTTGAGGCTTTTGAAGCCCAAAAGAAATATTTGGCCTTGTAAAATACATTTGTTATATTTATGTCATAATAAAAATAAAGGTTATGGCATTACATAGAATAATTGAAACACACAAAGTAAATATTTTAGGTCAAGAAATTACCTATACTAATAAGTTCCTTAAATATTCTAAAAGTACATCTTATGGTTTTAAACCATCTAAAAGTTTAGTTAGTAATGGTGTTTATGTATTTAAGTATACTTACGAACATCATTCATTACCACCAACATTATTTGTTTCACCTGTATCAGGTAAGAAATTTATTGTTCCTACTTGGCAAGAAGTTCATCCAAAAACTACTTTACAAGATATTGAATGGATCAAACCTACAAAAATAGAGGCACCAATTGAAAAAGAAACTTGGAAATTTGAATCATCAAGTGAAAAAGGATTATTTTATAAGGTTACTAAACAAGGTGATAAATTAACTTGTAATTGTAGTGGTTTCTTTAGATGTAAAGATAGAAGTAAAGGTTGTAAACATGTTCAAGAAGTTAGAAAACAATTAAGCAAATGATAGTACATAAACGCCCTAAAAAAGATAAAATTGAAATTGACTTGCGAGGTCCTGAAGGTAATGCTTTTGTGTTGTTAGCTACTTCTAAAAGTTTAGCTAACAGATTAGGTATGGATTGGGATATAATTCATAAAGAAATGACTAGTAGTGATTATGAATGGTTACTTCAAGTTATGGATTATCATTTTGGAGATTATATTATAATGTATAGATAATGGCTAGAGAAAAATCATATGTAGATGATCCAATTGTAGTAGTGTTTAAAACTTCTAACAGGTCAAACGCTCAAACAAAGTTAAAAGTATTTAAAAATAAAAATGTTGATGAAGTAATTAATCCTAAATTTAAACTCCCAGGCATCCCGGACGCAGCTGTTTGGCTTGAAGTAGGTGTAGGTGAAGTGTTTATTCAAAAATATCAATCAAAATACAAAATATAATATTTATAACATATAATTAAACAAAAATGAGAGGTACATCTAGAGTCGGAACAATTGAAGATTCATACTACAGCATTAAAAATAGAATTGATATGCTAGAGGATGATGGGAAAATTAGAGTAAAAACATTTGGTGAGTCACCTGATGGTAAAGTGACTAATGAATTTCATATTTATCCAAACAACCAAATGGATGCTTTTACTATCTATGATTACAAATTTGGATTTGATCCTTCTGATGAAGAACATTTCATGGAAGAATATTCATTTAGTGTAGGTGGTAAAAGCCAAAACGCTTTAGAATCAGCTAAAGCTTTAGGTTTTGAAGTTGTTAATAAAGGTATGATGAATGAAAATACAAAGTCACATTTTGTAAGTAATGAAGAAGCAGATGAAGATGCTAAAATGAATGAAGAATTTGTTCGTCAAATGAAATACAAAGCAGGAATCATTAAATAATAAAAACAAATTATAGTGAAAAGAGGGGTTTGGCTTTGCTAGACCCCTTTATTATATTAACGATATGATGAAACAGGAAGATAAATTTAACGGTTTAAGTAAAGGACAGGTTAAACAAATTATTCGTCGTAACATGATTACAAGGGTTAAATCAAGTAAAAAGGTTTACGACCGTAAAAAGGAAAAGAGGGGTTTGGCTTTCGGAGATTAATTTGTTATATTTATAATATAAAAGAATAAAGGTTATGGAAAAAATAAAAATAAATCCAAATTTTAAATTCACTTTTGACACTGATGTTGATCTTAGAAGAGCTGAATTATTAGGTTACATTGAATCATATGATATGGTTCGTATATGTGTTAAAAGATTAGACAATGGCAACCAAGTTGATTTTCCAATTAAAACTAGAGAAGATTATTTTGAAACAGTTGCTAGTTTAAATGAAAGAGCTAACGAGTTTGATATGGTAGAAATTTACCAAGATAGTCACATGTATGATATTCAAGATTATATTTAATAAATAAAAGTTATGACAAAAAGAGAACTAGAAAGTAGAATTAATATGGCTCTAAAAGAGCTAGAAAATGCCTGTGAGGAGGCAAAAAAAGCAGCTATTAAGTATGGTGATGGAGTTGAAAATATGTCTTTTGAAGTAGGTTTCTTAGGTAGTAGAATTAAATGTGCTTTATACGCTTTAAAAAAATAAATAATAAGTTATGGTAGTCACAATAATAATAGCAGCGGCTTGGACTGGATGGACAATTCATGTATTAAAGAAATAAAAGTTATGAAGAAAACAAATATAATTACCCCAATGTGGAAAAATTGTCTAGCTGTTCTCCAAACAGGTGATATGGAGTTAGCAGATACTAAACTAATGGAATTAGTTTGGAAACTAGCTAGTTATACAATGCTTGGTTTTAAAGATATTGATAAAATTGAAGGCGTTAAATTGGAAGTATGGAAGGAAAGAGTATGGTATGCTATAGAAAATAATGGTTTGTTACCCGAATAAAGGATCATTATATTTAAGGCATGAGTGAAAAAAGAGGCCAAACAGAAACACTAAGGTATGACTTTAATACTGTTATTGAAAGTCAAGTCCAATTACAAAACAGTAAATGGTATAGAGTGACTTGTAGAGAGTTTAGAAGTTTTAATGGCCCAAGACGTTTTGTAAGATATATTAAAGGTGAAACAATTTATGAAGAGTATAATGCTCCTCTATATTATTGGAACACTAACATTAGATGTAAAAAACCGGATGGGTTTGGTACTCAATACATTCATACTATGAAACGTGAAGTTCAATTAAGACCACATGAGCGTCATTATCTAGATAAGAAGTAAATATATTTATATCTATGACTAATAATGAACTAATTGAAGAATTATATCATAAGGCTCATGCTAAGGGATTCTTTCATGAGTTACATGATAAAGTAAAGGAATTAAAACAAGATGGAAACGCAAGGTGCGAGCATAGGTTAGTTCAAAAAGCATATAGTGAGCTTAAAAAAATTAAGCTTGCTCGACCGTCCCACCAAAATTAATACGTATATACAAAAGTTATGACAAAAAATATAATCAACACAATACTATTATTTATATTAGTAGCTATTTTAGGTTTTCTAACAAGTTGGGTACTATGGTCAAAAACACCCACACTAGCGCCAACTAATGACCCGTTACACCCTATTGGACCGTATATTGAAACAATTAAGGTAGATACTGTCAATGACATTAGAGGTAAACGAGCATTGTTTATAGGCGATTCTCACACGGCCAATCACAATTATGGTTGGCAAGTACAATTATGTAGGACAACAGGCCTAATACCAAACAATATATCGGTAGGAGGTAAAACAACAAGTTGGATGCTTACACAAGCACAAATGTATGTTACTTCACACTACGACTATTGTTTTATATACGGAGGAGCTAATGACATGTTTAATAGCCATATTAGTGCCTCTAATGCGTTTAACAACATTCAAAACATAGTTAACATATGTAAGTATAAAGGCGTTAAACCCATTGTATTGACTGGATTTGATTATGCTGTGTGTACTAGAACAAGTAACAAAGCATATCCAGGTAAAGGAGCTGAATTGCAAAGGATGTTACTAACGCAGCTTCAGGGGGCGACAGTGGTTGATACTAGAGTGGTTTACAGGAGCGATTGTGGGGATGAATTATGTCATATGAATTATTCAGGGCATAGGAAGATGTCAGAAGCAGTAGTTTCAGTTTGTAAGTTTAGAAAACATTAATTATATTAAGGTTATGAAATTACATTTAAAAACATTATTGATATCAATTGCAGTAATGCTAGGAATTGCTACTTCGGTATTTGGATTATATTGGTTAATTACTATTAACCCTTGGTTAGGTATAGGGGTGATTTGGGTTTTGGCTGCGATTTTGATATATATGTCAATTTATAACATTTTAAAAAGTAGGGAATAAGATATGTGGTTACAGAATAATTTTAATTTAGTTATGATTGCCGGCTTGACTTTAATTATAGGGTTGAGTGTAGGTGGTGCTAGGAAAACTCATAAGGAAATTAAGAAGGGCGAGGCCCAATGGTTATTAAAGAAGAAGAAAAAATGAGATTAAACCCGTATAGTATTCTATTAATTATAGTATTTAATGCTACGGTTTCGGTTACAAATAAAACAATAAAAAATAAAAAATATGAAAAAACAACTAATGACTCTAGTTTTTACCCTATTGACAGTATTGGGGTTGAACGCCAAATGTGATTGGAGCACATTGAAACTCCAGCAATGGAATGAACGTAACTACTACAAGTGGTATGTAAGCGGTAAAGTATTGGACGACACTTGTGTTGACTACATGTTTATGGTTTATGATTTTCAAACCAAGAAAACAGACACTGTTTATGATGTTCGTGGTATTGTTGAGGTTCAATTTAATGTTAAAGGTAAATACAAATTGTATTTGAAGGTATGGAACCGCTGTTTAAAATGTGATACGGCTTTGTATCGCCCAATTGAAATAGTTCAGTTTCCAAATGCTGGATTAGGATGGGTTGTGAATCAAATCAATTGTAAAAAATATAAGTTTGAAATGAACTATATTAAAAACATTCCCTTGAAAGATACTTGTATGGAATATTATATGGTATTCTATAAAGGCCCTTGGATGGATACTATGTCTCAAAAAGAATGGGATAATTTGACTGATTATCAAATTGGTATGGAGTATGATTTTCCAGATGCTGATTTTTTAGGATATACTCAAACCAGACTAGCTGAATTTACATTTAAAGACAGTGGACGTGTGTTGATGTATGCCCAGTGGTGGAATAAATGTTTGAGACAAGATACATTTATGTTTAGACGTTTGGATGTTTGTAAATCAGGACCAACATCAAATACTCTTGTATTGGCTCGTCCTGAACCTAAGTTGGTTGGGATGTATGATATGTTAGGTCGTCCTGTAAATTATGTTCGTGAAAATGAAATTACTGTTTACTTGTATAGTGATGGTTCAACTAAGAAAATAATTAAAAAATAATTTAAAAATAGTATGAAGGGGTTTGGCGTTGCCAAATCCTTTTGTTATATTTAAGTATAATAAAAGTTATGAAAAAAGTAAAATATACAAATCGTTACAATGATGTTTTTACATTCAGTAAAACGGATGATGGAAATATTTTGTTTGAAGGTGAATTTAAGTGGATGCGTTGTGGTTGGCCTAATGTT